ATTAGCATTTTACAGATGCAAACTCACCAGACTAATCAGAGGCTGATTCACTATGGGTGCGTATCTTAAACTAGGTGGCCGCCCAGTTTGTCAACGGGCCATGTTTATCAGGTAATCCATAAGAATGTATGTTTGCGTAAATGTGTAAGCAAGTAGCTAACTCACTTACACTTATGTGACTATAGTTATACTTATAAAATATTACTTGTCAACACTTTTTTTAATTTATCTGGCAGAACCAGACATATCATAGATAAACTTACCACTACGGATAGCTTCCATGATTTCATCAGACTTCTTCTCATACTCTTGAGGAGACATCTTTTGAACTTGAGATTCACGTAAATACGTAGATGCTTCATCATTTTGAGGTTTACTACGTGAGTTACGTGTTTCAACTGATTTCGCTGCATCTTTATTGCTGGCAGGTTTCTTTTCAGAAATACCTTTGTCAGCTTTGTACAGGTCAATTGCTCTTGCAGCAGACCTTGCGTCATTGTCATTATCATACAATGCATCCTGTACCCACTTAGGCTGTTCTTCAGCCCACTCGTGAAACTCATCACTGTCACGAATGTCACCAAAATCAGGGTGTATACGCATTAGTTCTGCTTCAGCTTTTTCTTTCTTTGCAGACGACTGCATATCATCAATTGCTTTTACACGTTCTTCAAGAGCAGATGATTGCTCTTTAGCTTTCTTGATAGCAATTGTTTCTACAATAGCTGCTACATCTGGGTAATCTTTTGCCCATGCTTCAATGTCTTCATCAGACTTAGGCAGTTTAATTTCTTTACGTGTAGCACTATCTAGTTGTTTTTTTATTTCTTCTAATTGCGTTTGAAACTCTGTTTCTTTTTCCTGCATGTGTCTGCGCAGGTCACCGTAACGCTTTTTAAATGTCTTTTCTTCTGCGTTAGTTGGTTCAGCTTCTTGAGGTTCTTCTGGTTTAGCCTCTGCCTCACCTTGATGTTCCTCAATCATTTTTTGTAGTTCTTCTTCTTCCATTTTACGTTTTTCTTCGTTAGTATACTTACGATTTGCAAACGCAATCTTTTTTTCCGGCTGCATTTCTTCAGCCATAATAGCATTCTCTGCCATGTTATCTTCTCCTCTGGGGCTAACCGTATGCCGTGTTAGGGGGGTTAGGTAGCCAGTTAATGTAGTCTATTTATTTCTTAGAAGCTAGACCACCACGCTTCATCTTTTTGGTGACATTGCCACCTTTGTTAAAATCAGAACGTCCTACACCAGTTCCACCAAAACCACCTGCAGTTGGCCCAGAACCTTTACCCGTTTGCCCACCGCCAAAACTAGATTGCCCCACACCACCTACCTCTTTGCCGTCACCTTGTGATGTCGGTGCAGAAGTACCAGAAGATTTGCTTGTATCAGACTTGCTAGGTTTGTCTTGTCCAGCCTCTAGTTCTTTTTCAAACTTAGAGTATTTTGCTGCTGCAACTGAATTTAAATTACTTTTTGCTTCATCTGATAATAGACCACCATGCCAACCACTTTTATTACCTGCAGCTATAGCCTTTGAAAAATCACCAACGGAAGCATAACTAAAAGTTCCTTGAGGACTCAATGTTTGACCGCCATTTTTATCAACAGCAATGCCATGTTTATTAAAAACACCACCAGTTATAGGGTCTAAGTCGCCTTTTTCATAACCTACATATCCAGTAATACCTGTGCCAAGAACTTTTTCATATTCCATTCTTTGAATTTGCTGTGGTCCAAATGCCATAGGTTCAGGTGCTTTTGCACCTATTGTAGGACCTTGAACATCAAACATACTCTTTATAATGTTTCCACCGGGAAGAATGCTTAGTATATCTAGTCCACGAGAGCCTGTAATAGCATACCTATCTTTTGCTTCAGCTTTGCCTTGTTGTATTTCAGCAGGTGTTACACCACCAACTAATACATTGTCATCTCCACCACCCCCATCACGTACCATAGTTGTTTGTACTTGAGTAGGTGTAGTTGTAACCTCTGTTACTTCTTCTTCTGCTACGTATTCAGTATATCCTTCTGGTATTGGATAAACAGGTTGGTCATTAATAAATGGTATAAATAAAGATTGTCCCGCTTCGTTTCTATATTCTTTTGTTTCTTGTTGACCACCAGCAGCAGGAATTAATTGTGAAAACGAAGGTACTTCAGTTGTTTCTGTTGTAGGAGTAGAGCCAACAAACTGCGGAACATAACCACCAACGGGTGCTTGTTTATATGTAGGCATTTGAAAAGCTGGTTGTACGGCTTGTTGCTGAGAATAGTCTGCTAAAAAAGAAGGTTGCATTTGAGATACAAATCCTTGTGGCTGTACAAAACCACCTACCTGCATTTCTAATTCATTATTATCGCCCATTTCGTCTTCAATGTCAAGGTCCTCTAAGTCAAAAGGGATGTCATCAGGCAATGTTGCTTCTTCGCTATTGCCCATCTGCCCCATATCTTCCATTCTTTGAAGACCTGCTTTAGCGTTCTGCCGCATTTCCATTAACTTTTCTAGTCCATAGAAACGTACTACGTCAGCAGGAAAAACAAACTCACCCTCACTTAACTGTGCCGGAATATCATCTCGTACTTCTTCTTGTGTAGAGCCAACTGGTACATCATTGCCAGACACAGGGTCTACTGTGCCACCTTCTTCCATAAGACCGCCGTCTTCAAACATTTTCATTTGTTTTTGCATCTCAGCCATCTACTGCATCCCTTAGTTTTTGTAAACTGCGTAATGTTCCAATCGCACCCTGCGCACGATGTATAGTAACCATATTATCGCTTTGTTCAAGTGTACGTTGCTGTTGTTCTATCAACGCATCAATATAATTACTGAAGTGGCCCCATTGGCGGCTGTTGCTGACCATTGGCTTCAGTTTGTTGAGGAGTTCCTTGTTGTTGTGCATTTCCACTAAATCCTTGTTCACCCGGTACAGGAGCCTGTCCAGTACCTATGTTGCCACCACCTGCTCCTGTTGGGTCCATTGGGTTAACACCTGCTGGTGCTTGTTGCCCTTGTTGGTCCATAGGCTGTTGAAACCCTTTTAGTATCTCAGCCTGTAGAGCAGCTTCACTCATATTGTTGGTAACTTTTTCAGGGTCAAGTCCCATTGACTTTGCAATCTCACGAATAACATATTGAAACTTAGCAAACGGTGCAAGCGCAGGATTGCTTGAGATTTGTAAAAATTGCATCAGTCTTTGGCTACGTACTTCATTAGCCATTAGGCTTTCTGTTCCACGTGCTTTAACTTCAAGGTCACCTTTAATAGAAGGGTCAAAGTCAAATTGCATATTAAAACGAAACAGTCCTTCACCTAATGGGCGTAGTAAATAATCATCTACATTCTTAATAACAGTCTTGATTGAACCAGCAGCAGCACCCATTAGCATGGAGATACCACTGGCAGTTCTACCTACACCAGTAACGCCTGTCTGCCCATGCGCAAAGGATGGAAAACCAGAACTCTCATCAGCAAGCTGTCTAGCCTTATCAAACATCATCATGTTCTCACTAGACACGTTAGGATACTTTGTGCCAAAAATAGCCTGTCCCGGTGCGCCACCCTGCCTACGGAACACCTTACCCGGATACACAGTCAAGTCTTGTCCCGGAACTAGGTTTGTTTCATCTACCTCAATAAGCAAGTTTCCAGACAGTACAGCATTATCAACAGCCATACGCATAAAGCCATTCATTAGTGTCTGTGTATCATCAAGGTTTTCTGCGATGCCAATGCCAAAGAATGAATATGGGTTTAGTTCGTATGGAGCAGCTACGTATGGAATTTTTGAAGGCTTAAACGGATTGAGTACCATGCGAATTAGTTTGTTGTTACAAACCCATACATTAGCTTGTAACTCATCAAAGTCTTGTAGTTCTTTTGGAATTTCAATATCTTGTTCTTGTAGCATCTCAACATCAACCATGCCCCAATATTCAAGAACTTCAAAACGGTCAACGCCATGCTCTGGTGCATAGTCTGCTAAGTCATCTTCCCAATACTTCTTTGTATAGTTTTCACCAAAAGAAATAACTTCATCAATAACCTGTGAACGGAAATATGGACGTTTCTTCAAATTGCGTAATTGTGAACGTGACATCTTGTGTCGTTCAATTACATACTGTGCTTCATCCATATTGTTTGCATCTGGGTCTGGGTAAAAGTTCCACACAGATACATGAGATACTTTAGGAATAGTTTTAAAGAGTGGGTCATACTCACCCTCATCATTCCAATTTGGATACTCTTTATCTTCTGCAAATGGACCCTTCATTACGCCAGTACCAAACAATGCCATTTCAAAAGAACTACTGCGAAGACTCTTACTTGCACCTGACTCATCTAGTTGGTCATGTATTTTCTTCTGCATCTTTTTAGCAGCTACCATAGCTGGGCTAAACTCAATAGCAGTAGGTGTCTGTCCCGGACCTTCTTTTAGTTTATCTTGTACACTGTCAAGTTTTTGTTCAAGTGGTCCTAGTTTTTCTGTCAAAGTTTTGGCAGTAGCACCAGCAGGTAAATCTCTGCCATCACCTCTAAAACCATATGGGCTTGTTAAATCTTCTTGCTCACGTAACTGCTCTGGTTCTTGTGGGTCAAAGTGTACGTCAGCCACTACGCCTTCAGGTAACTCTGTTGGGTCAATAGACAGAGGAAAACGATTGTTAGCAAATAGTACGTCAACAATTTGACCATACGCAGCAAGTGTTTTTGTTTTAGTAACCTTTACAAATACACGAGACTTCTCTGCTTCAGTAAATTGTACATCTGGACCATACAGACCACGATAGTTACGATACGCACGAATCCAACGCTCTTCATCTTGATAGCGATAGTCTTCTGCTTTCTGATACCGTTCTTGAATAAATGGTATAATAGAAGAGACACCTATATCAGCTTGTACAGAATCATCTGTATCTTCTAACGCAATTGCGTCATCTTCAATCATAATATCATCATCAGCCATATTTTAGTTCCTTAGTATCCAAATGTTGAATCTGCTACTTGCATTCCATTACTAGGTCTACCTCTAGGGTCATAGTCAAATATACTAAACCTTGGTCTGGACATTATACCATATCTTAACGCATCATACAAGTGGTCTTCCGAATGCGTGTCAATATCCTCTGGATTTTTCTTGTCAATGGGCAAGGCTGGTAACTGAGACACAGTGTTCGTGCAATTATTAAAGAATACAAGTCTAGGTTCCTCTGTAAATTCATCTACCTGCAAGCGTCTGTGTATCTCATTTTTACCAGCTACACGACTGCCTTTACTTCTGTCTGAGGGTCTCCAACGACACCCTCTACTAATCATTTGTTCAGCAAGGCTAGGACCAGTATCGCCACGCTTATGCCAAAGAGAAGAATCAAGAACCCCGTATTTGATGTTTCCATCACCAGACTCTAAATCTAATACTGTGTCTGCCAAATCTGTGGCAAGCATTTTGGACACATACAACTCACGGTACACAATGAGTTGCTCTGCAGGTGAGACTGCAAACCACAGTACGCCAGAAAAAGACCCGTAACCATAATCGCAAGCACGAAACTTAACCCAGTTGTTAGGGATATCAAAAGGTTCAATAACATGAATGTCACGATTGAACTCAGTAAAGGCTGCTCCTTCTTTAATGTCCCAATCGCCTTCAAGAAGCTGCCTACGTTGCTGCTCTGGCAACGAAAGAAGCATGGCCTCGTAATCACCACCTTCTGAGAGGTACGGATTGTCAGAGAGTCTTGCAGGGATAAAGCGTCTCTTAAATAGAGGCTTTCCGGCTTTAGGATGTCCTGCCGGATACCGTAAGATTTCGCCTGTTTCAATATCTGTTGCATCATAAGTTTTTCCATAAGGTGCAGGGTCAATGAACATTTTCTTGACCCAGTGATGTCCCCGTCCACCGGGGTTAGTTGTTGCCCTCATGTATATTGGTAAATCAGGAGCAGTGGACCTTAGACGACTTCGCATGTAGTTCCATGCGTATGGTGTGGACCATTGGGTAAGTTCGTCAAACCCTATCCAGCTAAACGCCAGACCCTGATAACGCAAGACATCATCATCCCTATCCAGATAAGACATCCACAATCTTGCACCAGATGGCGCAGTCCACTGCATTTTACGCTCCGACCACTTAATGCCGGGCCAGATTTTTGGGTACAACTCCTGCGACTTGAAGATAAGTTCTCGCAGTTCTTCTGTTGTATGTCGTAACATCAATCCACTAAACTGTGGATGTCCCATGTACCGTAATGGGTCAGCAAGCATGGCGTAGGACTTACCGCCCCCTGCACTGCCACCATATAGTACTTCTCGTTCAGATGCAGCAAGAAACTCTGTTTGTGGTCCTGCGTTAGGTTTGAAGAGTATGTTAGCTGTCTCTTCAATACTAGCTGTTTCGTATTCTTGCGTTTCACGTGCAACATCAACAGTTTCTTTTATTTCAACTGTCGGCTTTTGCACCTGTTCTTGCTTCTTGGATTTCTTGCGCTTTGGCGATTGCCGTTTGCGCATAGCTTGCCCACTTGCGGAGGCTTGCAGCTTGGTTCTTACGTTGTCGCTCATTGTCTAACCGTTTCCTCAAACCCACATGTGATATAGTTCTACCACTATTCTTTGATAGCCAGTTTGCTACTTCACGATACGAATACTGTCTTACATGTTGCCTTGCTTTTTCTAGCAGGTCTAGTTCAGTCTTGATGGGGTCAAGTATGTCAGGGTCATCGTCATTCAGCTTATAACCAAATGGTACAGTCCTAGCAATACGAGGAATCTGTACCCATTCGTCTTCTTCTTTAATGTCAGTCGGTTGGGGAAGTTTCCACTTGCCTATACTGCGTGTCATTTTGTTTTACGTCTGTCTACAACAGTTACAGGATTAACATAATTTTTTGTTGATAAACCACCTGTGTTCATTTTACGAACTTTAGAATCTAATTTCATAGAATCGGGAATTGGAGAAAATATTCTTTCTATTTCTTTTTCGGAAAAACCCATTTCTCTAGCTACTTTTATCATTTCAGATTTAGTACCAATTAAGGTATCTCTTTCATTGTTACTTCCCATTAGTCTTCATCCTCTTCTGAAACTGCTTTAGGTGGCATAAGCATAACACCGCCACTTGCTTTAACTTCCATCTTCTCTGTCTTTACCAAACCTACTCTATCCAGCAGTTCTTTGGCGGCAGACATCTTATCACGAATGCCAAGTTCAGTTGGGTCATACAGCGCACCTGTCATTGCAAGTACAGCCTTTGGTGCATTACGTGCCATATACATTTGTGTGGCTTCAAGAATCTCTTCTTTTAAACCTTTGATGATTGATGTAGTAGGAGTGCCGTCTGAATATCCAGCAAGTTTCTTAGCAGCAACCATATCACCAGCAGCCTCATCAAACAAGACTTCTAAAAACAATTGTTGCTTTTCATTTAATTCTCTAGCCATTCATTTCTCCACTATACATGGCATGGGCTAATTTTGTACTACGTGATTTTACCTGATTTGCCCACCTGCTGTCAAGCATTTCTTTTGATGCTACAGTAAAATCATCAGCATGTATAGCCGCCCACATTTTTTTAAACTTCTTTAGACGTGGCACTCCCATATTAAATGCCATATCTATAAGTACAAGTTGACGTACAGCGTCTAACCCGTCTACGCAAGGGTGCGCACGTAACAGTTCATCTTCGACAATCTCTACGTCATTCTCTGCAAGAAGAATAGCATCAGCCTCTGTAATACCAAACTCATATACATGGTCCAGAGTGATGCCCATATCTTCAAGTTCACTGTCTGTAATGCCACGGTCTTCCAAGTTTCTACCGATACCAATAGTATCAATGCCAAGTGTATCTTGATAAACCTGCAATACTAAACCTTCATGGTCAATTAGTTTTTGAATAAGTATACTTTTATTGTACTTCACGATTTTAACTTTCCTTCATTGCCCATCCAAATTCCAAATGCACCTGTCATGGCTCCCATTACAACGCTGACAAAGGCTGACTGTGGTGCTGTCGGGTCTTCCAAGTTCATAAACCACTCCGCACAACGCCAACTCATCAAGGTCATTATTAGCATCATAAATCGTGGAAGTATTCTCCACTCTAGTATTTGTTTTGCACTCACTTAGATAAGCCTTTTGATTTTTCATAAGTGCGTAATGTTCCTAATCCAAGTAGTCCACCAAGAACCGTAAGCAGTGTTGACATGTCAAACTCTGGTAGTTCTGGAACATCTATGCCAGCAACACTGACACCGAAGATAATCAGCGGCTGTAAAACAAAGTGATATGCAAACGCTATACCGCACACCCATCCAATGAAGGGTCTCCATCCGCCTTTAAAGATAGAGCCTGAAGCAGCTTCCATCTTGTTCACTTCTATCTGCGCCAGTGCAATGCTATTAGCTTGTTTGTCAGCCATTGTAGCTAACTCGTGTGCAAGCATTGCCTTCTGGTCTTTGTC